GCATTGTCTGGCGCGTTTAAGACGTGGCGCGGCGAGTTAAAGCGAAATTTGCTTGGTATTGCGTGAATTTTTGGGCGTCTAGGCTCTCTGTGTTAAGTTGGTGGCGTAACTTACATGGAGGTTTTTGTGATGCCTATGGTGAACGGTAAGAAGTACTCTTACGGCAAAAAGGGTATGGCTGCGGCTAAAAAGGCAGCAAAAAAATCTGGCAAGAAAATGAAGATGAAGAAGAAGTAATGGCTAAACTTACGCCTCAACAGAAAGCGCGAGCAAAGGCAATGTCGAAGCGTCGCGGCGTGAAATATCCTAATGCGTGGTCTAATCTTGCTGTTGCGCGTGGCAAGAAGAAAAAGGCTAAGAAAAAATGAGCATATTTGACGAATTGGCAAGATCAGGCGGTTATTATAATGCGCGTGATATGTTTGACGGCGGCGGTGCTATGGCGCGTGGTGGTCGTTTTCAAGGTGGCGGTTTGTTGAGCATGATCGGCAACCTAGCTAATTCGGTGCTTGGTCGAGACATGGGCAAACGTTCTGCATATTTTGCAAAGAAGCCTATGCGCAGACCTATGCCTATGCAGAACAATGCGGCGCAGATGGTTGAGCCAAGAGTTACTTCTGACCCTAGAAATTTTGCAAGAGGAACAGAGCCAAGGATGCTAACTGAGGCAGAGAAAGAGGCGCTTGTTATGGCGCAGTTTTTTCCTTCTGCAATGCAACCTGTTATGGACCCAATGCTAAACACACCCTCTGCCCCTATGCAGTTTACGCAACCAAGCTCTCAAATTGATCCAAGATTAAAAAAAATAAGTGATTTCCCACCAGTTATTCCTGTTTTGCCAGAAGCGCCTATGCCGCCAAGCATTAATACGCAATCTGCAAATATTTTAGCAACGCCTGCCGGTATGTCTGATATTGAAGCTCAGTTGCGCCGTAGGTTTCCAGATGCGACAGACGAAGAAATACGAAGGGCAATGCAAATGGTAGCAAATTCAAGGCCTTACAACTGATGCCCACCAAGCGCAAAAAAATACCTGCAAGCAAAAAATTTGCAGATGGCACAACATATAAGGATGGCGATGGCAAAACGCGGCGGCGCGTATCGTCTCCAGGCACAAAGCGAGGCAAGGCATATTGCGCAAGAACGGTGAGCCAGAAGCGCACGCCTAAAGTTAAAGTACGGCGTAAGGCATGGGGTTGCCGTGGTAAAAATTCAGTGAGGACGTAGATGGCATTAACGACATACGCAGAGCTTAAAACAGCGATAGGTGACTTTCTTAACCGTGATGATTTAACAAGCGTTGCGCCAGATTTTATTACTCTTGCAGAAGCAGATATAAACAGGCGTGTGAGACATTGGCGTATGGAGGGCCGTTCTACAGCGCAGATTGATACGCAGTTCAGCGCCCTGCCCGCCGATTTTGCAGAAGCTTTAACATTTCACGTAACGTCTGGCGATTTGGCGCAGATCGAGTTGTTGAGCAAAGCTGAGATGTTAAAGCGTCGTAAGTCTAGTTCTGATGCAACTGGCAAGCCTGCGTTTTATGCAATTACAGCGGGTGAGATTGAGGTCTACCCAACGCCAGACGGCACTTATTCAACAGAGTTGTATTACTATAAGCGTGTGAGCGCCTTGAGCGACAGTAATACAACCAATGATATTCTAACGTATTTCCCAGATGTGTATTTGTATGGCGCACTGGTTCACTCTGCCCCTTACTTAAAAGACGATGCGCGTGTTGCGGTTTGGGGAAATACTTACGCGCAAACACTTGCTGATATTAACAGCGAATCTGAGGCAACTAAGTTTGGCGGTTCTGGCCGTCGCATGAAAATAAAGGCGTATTAACCATGAGTTTTAGCAATACTTTTGAAACGCACGTTTTAAACTACGTGTTTACTGCAACAAGCGTAACAAGGCCGACAGCTTGGTATGTGGCGCTATTCACGAGCAATCCGGCTGAAGATGGTAGCGGCACAGAGGTTTCTACTTCTGGCACTGCGTATGCGAGGCGCACAGTCGCGTTTACTGTGTCTGGCAACTTGGCAACTAACAACGCAGCGATAGAGTTTCCGACGGCTACCGCTAGTTTTGGCACCGTAACGCATATTGGCGTTTTTGACGCAAGCACAAGCGGCAACTTGATTGCTTACTCTGCGTTATCTGCAAGCAAGGCCATTGCAACTGGGGATGTGTTCCGCATTCCAACCGGCGATCTAGATATTACGCTAGACTAGTGGCTTATCGCGCATCATATGGTGCCGACTTATATGGCAGTGGGTTGTATGGTGTTACTGGTGCGATTGACGCCGCCGCTACTGTAACGCCTGCGCTTAGTCTTGCCTGTTCCGCGCAAGTTGTAAGGGATGGCGCGGCAGCTATTGCGTGTGCCTTATCTGTGAGCGTGGTTGATCCAGACACAGTTAATGATGCAAGCGCCACAATTACATTACAGAGCGCGACAGTTAGCGTTGCCGAGGAGTACGTTGCCTCTGATGGGTTTAGACCTGGGTATGGTCTTAGAACGTATGGCACCAATATTTATGGCCGTAACGACAGCATAGAGCAAAGCACGGCTACGATTGCTATTGCTGCGTCTATGACAGCCACCGCAGGTTTAACGCGAAATGTAGCCGCCTCGATTAGCCCATCTGCAACCACAACTGCAAGCGGTGTGTTTGACGTTGTTGGGGCTGTGAATTTAGCCCTTTCTTTGTCAATATCTACGTCCGTTCAGCGTGTCTTGTTAAGCAGTTCAACCTCAACCATTGCGCTTACGTTATCAAGCTCTGCCATAGAGAAGTGGGAGCCCATTGCAGGCACGCCGGAAACGTGGACGCCAGTTGCAACCACAAGCGAAACCTGGACGCCGATCACAGATTCACGCGCCGCATGATTTTTTGGAGCTACAGCCAAACTGTGCGATAGTCGCGTTAACGAGCTAGGCCGCTTGTTTCCCTTACATTGATGGAAAAGTGTGCGTAGCAAAAACGTAACTGAGGAGTTTATTTATGCCAACTAACACCACAACTTATTCATTACAAAAGCCTACCGTTGGGGGAGATGAGGACGCCTGGGGTGGTTACATCAACAGCAACCTAGATGCGATTGATGATCTTCTAGACGGCACAACCCCGGTCACTGGCATAGACATAAACTCAGGTTCTATTGATGGCACGCCCATCGGCGCAAACTCAGCAAGCACTGGCGCGTTTACCACGGTGGTTGGCACGACGCTAAATCTAAGCACTGGCCTTGCGGCTAATCTTAGCACAAATGGCTTTGACCTTGTTACCACATCCAACGCAGACCTTGACCTAGCACCCAACGGCACGGGCAAGGTGGTTGTGCGAGGCAACACTAACTCAGGTAAGATTGTGCTCAACTGTGAGAACAACAGCCACGGCGTAACTCTTGCAAGCCCACCGCACAGCGCAAGCGCAACATATGAAGTGGCACTGCCAAACGCTCTAGGGTTAACAAATGCAAGCGCGGTAGTAACAGCAGATGCTAACGGTGTTGTAAGTTTTGACAACGGCACAACTGAGGAAAGCACAGTAGTAACCTCTAGCTCCAACGCAGCTACAATAAACCTAAGAGATGGCAACGTGTTTACGCACACCCTCTCTGAGAATGTAACCTACACGTTTAGCAACCCTGCCGCATCTGGCAGAGCTTCAGCGTTTATCTTGAAGGTTACGCAAGACAGTAGCGCAAGAACAATCACTTGGCCTAGCGTTGATTGGGCAGCAGCCACAGCGCCAACTTTGACTGCTACGTCAGGCGGCGTTGATGTATTTGCGTTTATTACGGTTGATGGGGGCAGTAATTATTATGGCTTCACTCTAGGTCAGGCGATGGGATAATACTATGACAGCTTCTAAAATAGTAGCGGCAGCGGCCTCTAGTGCAGGTGGTGCAACTCTTGATATAGATGACGTGTTTAGCACTTATTTATACACTGGTAATAGCTCTACGCAAACGATTACAAACAACATTGACCTAAGTGGTGAAGGTGGCTTGGTTTGGACTAAGACTAGAAGTGTAGCTGACAATCATAGGCTAACAGATACTGCACGAGGTGCAGGAAAAGGGTTAGACGCAAGTAATACTTATGCAGAATGGACAGCTAATCCGTCAGCAGGTTCACCATCTGGTGTAAGTTCTTTTAACTCTAATGGTTTTGTTTCTGATCTTTCTCACTCGTTCTTTAATAATGAAGACGTGGTTTCTTGGACATTTCGCAAAGCCCCTAAATTTTTTCAGTGTATTACATACTCAGGAAATTCAACAGCAGGTAGAACGATAAGCCATAATCTAGGGTGTGCAGTAGGCCAAGTTTGGGTAAAAAGAACTAATACTTCTAACAACTGGATATGTTGGCACAGAGGTATTGCAAACAATAAATATTTACAGATAAATAACACTTCTCCAGCTTATTCTGACGGTGGCATTTTTTGGAATAACACTACCCCATCTTCAACAACAGTTACGCTTGGTTCTGATAGTGGCGTAAATGCTACTGGCTCTACATATGTAATGTATGTTTTTGCTCACAACAACAATGACGGTGGGTTCGGCCCTGATAGTGACCAAGATATTATTAAGTGTGGGAGTTATAATACTGATGGAAATGGAGATGCTACTGTTAATTTAGGTTTTGAACCTCAATTTGTGCTTGTAAAATGTTCAACTGCAACGTCAAACTGGTATTTACTGGATACTATGAGAGGTATGTATCACGATAATCCTGTAGAAAATGCTCGTCTTTATGCAGACACAAGTGGTGCTGAATCTTCAACAGGAGGTACGTCAGGTATTGTTCCTACTTCAACTGGTTTTTTTCACGATGGTTATATTGCTGCAAGTCAAACTTTTATCTTCATGGCACTACGCAGAGGCAGTCTAAATGTGCCAGATGATGCGACAAAGGTTTTTGCTATTGATGCTGCGCAAGCAAACGTGGTAGGTCAACCTGCTTTTGAATCTAATTTTGTTACAGATCACATGATTGCAAAAGTACCAGGTTCTAGTGGCGATTGGCTTTCTAACTCAAGACTAGTAGGCACAAAGTATATGTCAACAAACACAACTGCTGCTGAACTTAACAGCAACAGCATGCTTTGGGATTATAATAATGGTGTGTGGGAACGTGGATCAGGTGGAAGTTATACAGCATGGATGTGGAAGCGTGCACCAGGTTTTTTTGATGTGGTAACTTGGGAGGGGGCATCAGGAACTCTTAATTCAGTCAAGCATAATCTAGGGGTCAAACCAGATTTAGTTATTTTGAAGTATAGAGGAACTTCAGACTCTTGGTATGTATATAACAGTGCAACAACAGGTGGTCAGCTTATGACACTTAATACCAATGGTGGTATAATAAATAGTACTGATTATATGGCAAGTACAACGGACACCGATCTAAATGTCACAGGTCTTGTGTCAAACCCATATTCTAAACCAATAGCCCTATTGTTTGCTACTTGCCCAGGTGTCAGTAAAGTTGGTACATTTTCAACAAGCTCTTCAGATTTAATAGTTGATTGTGGCTTTTCAGCAGGAGCAAGGTTTGTGCTTTTAAAACGTACTACTAGTGGATCTGCTAATTGGGATAACTGGTTTATTTTTGATGTAGGTCGTGGAATTTCAACTGGCAGTGATCAATTTTTAGAGTTGA